GCTGCGTCCCAAAAATAGCCAGCACCAGGATTTGTATTTCTATCTATACCTGCTGATACTCTATTTTCAGGCTTTGGGTTGGGAGTACCGCTACCACGAACAAAATTCTGAGTAGCCCAGTTGCCGTAGTTAGTTCCACCAGCACCGATTTTATTGCCCGTAAAGGTAGTTGGTCGATTTTGGTTAAGTGCCTCTCCAAAACCACCCTCAGGAAGATTGAGAGCTGTTCCAACAGTATCAAGAGTGTTCCCAGCAGCTTGTGCTACATTAGAAGGTAATCTGTTACCAACAAAACTAACACCACTTCTTAGCCTATTAGCAAGTAATTCTTGAAATGTCATACAGTTCCCTCTAAATAATTTTGTGATTCTATACTTTTAATAGTAAGACAGACATAGGTTCTTTGTGTCGTTTCACTAGCGAAGCAGATTAGCGAAGCAAGCTATTGACATTTACACTCAGTATGTATATACTACCAACTATGAACAAAAACAAATTCGCCGTACTGGCACTCTTTGTAACAATCTATGTACCAATCTTTTTTTTGGTTTACGACTTTTTTGTCCCACAAGACCTGGATGGCATACTTTGGACAACTTTCTTTATTCTTTCTTTGTTTGGTGTTGTTGGAGCTTTGCCTTTCGCCATCGTTCGATTACTACGCTCTAAACAAAGTTAAATAGAAAAGCTCCACCCTTTGATAAAAAACGAGTAACTTCAAATGTCCCACTCGTGGTAAAGGTGTGGATGGTTTCTGCTCCACTGGTGGTAATGGTTCCACCAGTAGCTACTAGTAGCTCGGTAAGGTAGGAAACAATCACAATTCCAGATCCGCCATTTCCAGCGGTTCCTGATCCATCCCATCCACCGCCACCGCCACCTCTATTTGCCGTTCCATTTGTACTTGAGTTTCCACCGCCACCATTTCCGCCTAAGCCACCATTTCCATTTCCACCACCGCCACTATAAAAAACGGCCGATCCTGTAATTGAATTAGATACGCCCACGCCTCCATTTCCGCCAGGTCCAACACTTCCTACCGCTCCAGCACCACCACCGCCACCGCCAGCACCACCAGCAGCGTCTCCGCCAGTATTCCCCTCAGCTCCCGTTCCAGCACCACCAGTTGTAGAACCGTTAGATCCACCGCCACCAGATCCACCAGTAGTTGCTGCTACGGAGTTTCCAGAACCACCACCACCGCCTGTTGAGGTTATTGTACTAAAAACACTATTGCTTCCAGCAGTACCTCTCCCCGAAGTTCCACCACCTGCGCCACCTGCTCCCACAGTTACGCTATACGATTGAACAACTACGGCAAAGGCAGCGTCAGTTTTTAACCCACCAGCACCACCACCGCCACCTCCACTGGCGGCTCCACCTCCACCACCACCTGCGACGACTAAAACTTTTGCTGTTGTTGGCATTACATATCCTGACTAATGACTGTGCCTGTGATTTGTCCAGTAGACTGAATCACGAAGCCAAAGTCGTCAATTGCGTGTTTACCTGTTGAAAGAGTTGGAGCTGTGTCAGTAGGCCACAAGATCTGAGGATTCATAGTATGTACGCCTGATTGAGAGACTGATGTTGCAATAGCTGTTCCAGCCAGAGCGTTCGCTTTTGAAGTAGCGACGTTGCCCGTAGTCGCTGCTGTACGAATCCAGTAGTACCTAGTTCCAGCAGTAATGCCTGTTAGTAAAGTGCCTGTAGTAGTAAAGATAACTGGTGTGCCTGTTTTCAGATCAAGGGTGGTTGTTACCACGCCTGGAGTAGCTAAAGTCATGGTGACGGTATCAGACCCCGCAGGGAACCAAGTTACCGTTCGTGAGCCAGTGCCGTCTTGACGTACTCGGATCATAAAGACTAATCCAGCCGATGAGTTAGAAATGGCAAAAGTTCTATTACCAGCTAAAGCCCCAGTGAGGAACTTCAACTTATTAGTAAGACTACCTAGATTAAACGTCATGGTAACTGCGTCAGCAACGGCAATAAATTGATCGGATAATTGACCGAGTACAGCATTAACTCCAGCACTGTTTTTGACATTCCATTTTCCAGAAGTATCAGCATAGAGTCTCAAGAGTCCTGCGGTGGGAGTTGAGGGAGCGACAGCCTGTTCAGCCATCTGGAGATATTGATCGTTTACAAACTCAGAGTATTGATTAAAAAATTCTTCATTATTCAGACAGTTCACCGTACTGTTTTCAGCCAAATTGCCAACATAACCCCGAAGTCGAACAACTCCTGTTAAGGCGTAGTCGGCAGCGGTAGATCCAGATTTACCTGTCACTGAGAATACTGTTTCAAAGGCAGTATTCCACCCGACCACCACAATAGTAGGTACATTAGTAGGAACCGCACCAACTAATAAGGAGCCGTCAGCAGGACTAGAGATCCAGGTAGATCTTAGTGCGGTACGAAATTTGTCATTTGACTTAAAAATCATTTTATTCTCCTAGTATGTATAGTAAGCGTTATTAACCCTCTTTGTGTCAGGCGAGTTCCCTCAATTTCATGGCAAAGGTGAGTGGTCTAGTACTTTGTGAGAAGTAAAGATAGATGCCAATGACTGATACTTCATCTTCAATGCCGTCGTTTTGAATGTTGATCTTGACCCAGAACAAATCCTTTTGTCGTAGGTTGACGTAACGCAGATTGATTGACGATCCCGAGCTATCAGAAGTCATCATGCCAACTTCTTGATTCCCCCACTCATCATTTCCAAATCCAGACAAGACAGCACCTTGAGCAATTTTTAATCGAGCGTCAGTAATAATGCCGCTTTGATCTGACTTAGTAACACCCACAGTTGTGGAGTTACCTGTTAAAGTTCCAAAAACTAGAGTAGCTCGGTCATACTTCTTGAACTGATCGGGCAATTTCATGTCATATTGTTTGGTTGAGAGAGAAAGTGTAATCTTCGTTCCAGAAGCAGAAGACGTGGCGTAGTCAGTCTTCCCCTCAAACATCTGTAATACGTCGGCGGTGTTGCTTGAGCCGTAGAACAACTGTTCTTCTTTCGTTGAGGGATGAATGTTTTTCGCAAAGACTCTGGGGTATAAACCAGTCCACAACGCCCAAGCGTTGTAGCGTTCATCAAAGGCGAGGACGGCATTATTTCCACTCCCCTGTGCATTGGTTGAAATGCCAAAGAGAGAAAGTGATTTATAAAAAACACCACAGACTCGATCTAAGTTCGCTGGAGTTACCCGCTGGACAATAGAGTCAGCTCGAAGCGACAACACAGAATACCGTAAAATCGTTCCGTACTGAGCTTCGTTGCCAATAGTGGCAGCTCCGTCACGACTCCAAAACCGCAGGTTGTTGCCAGCGACGTGAGGAGATAGTGGGGAAATTGAACCTACAGAAATGTTTACATCTTGAATCCGACCTTCACCCTCAAAGTCTCCAGTAGCAGTAATGAACTGGAACTTACCAAAAACACTATCTTTGAAGACAAACAAAGCGTCTTCGTTAGAAGCGACGTGGGTTTTAATAGCGTTGATAGTGGTTCCATCTCCTTTGCGATAGGGGAAGAATCCCGCTCCATCAGGGAGTGCGAAGCTCCCAAACTTATCTAAAGCTCCACCCCAAACCAGTGTATCCTTGCCGAGTTCGGTGGTTACCCCTACAAGCGATCCTCGATAGGTATCAAGCAGGGTAAAGTGATAACCCTTTGTCGTGTTCGCATCAGGTACGCCATAAAACGTATCAGTGGAGACCACACCATTATCAACGTAAGTAGTAGCAGTTGGCTCAACATCCTTGAGGAAGAAAGCCTCACCCTGACGGTTTGATCTAAATAAACCAACTCGAGTAACACCCGCTGGTGCGGCTGGGAGTGTAATGGTTAAATACGTCGTAGTATCTAGTGTTTGAGGCATTGAGCCAATCCACCCAGTCAGTGATGGTTGGACAGCGGAGTTGGGAGGTGGGGAGGCTAGGGTTCCGCCAGCTTCGGTATACCAGACGTACTGGTAGTACCACTTCGTACTGCCTGTCCCCGCACCTGTTTTAGCAATTGTGGGGTAGGTGGTGGGATCAGCAATT